TAACTCGTTAGAACTAGAAAAATGCTCTCCATATCTTTCTTTCTCTTCTGCATATACTGTTTGCATTTTAGAAAGAAGTAATGCATCTAAATCCATCTCCATTGCTTTCTTTACTGTTCCTTCATATAATTCAGTAAGCCATTCTTGAAGTGTTTCGTGAAATGCAGTGCCGAATACAGTATGAATGGTTGGTTTATATTCCTGGAGTTTCTTAACATAACTCAATGCCCATTGATGTGGACAGGTATTATATGCTAGAGTCTGTGAATATGAAATAGATTTTTCAATTTCGTAATTAATAAACTTAGGTTGATAGTCTCTAAAGATCTGTAATTGTTTAAGATTCTTTTTTGCCATCTTTTAGGTTTTTAATTTCTCTTTTTAAATACCATAGAGCTTTTTCAAGTTCCTGGATTGTTTCGTCTTTTTTTCCAGCTCTTGAAATATACTTCACAGTATTTCCTAAACAGAATCCTAAGTCCCAAGCTTCAATAACTTTAATTGCTTCGTAGGGATTATCCTTTCCTCCGTAATGTTTTGGATGATTTACTAATTCTTTCTTTGGTTTGTCTTCATCAATAGTAAAGATTCCTTCTCTGTCGTTCATATTATAACGTTTATATAACTATAGTATAATATAATAAAAAAGGCCTGCGAAAGCAAGCCTGGATTAATTTATTGTAAAAGTAGGAATGATGATGCTATAATTCCTATACCTGTTCCTACCTTCCATAAGAACGACTTTGTCCTTTGTTGTTTTAATTCTTTTTTTAAATCACTAGAAAGTTTATCATATTGCTGTACTTGTAACTCTAACTGACCAATAATAAATTGACTATTCTTATCCTTATCTTCATGCATTTCTAACATAATAGTTTTAACTTTAGAAATGTCTTCTAATTTCCCAATTTTAGATTCAAGAAGTTTTATCTCCTCTATACATCCATCATAACGTAATAAATCTTTAGCTACTTGCCTAGCTATTGGAGTTGGTATACAAACTTCAGTTGTATCAGTCTTTACTATTGTTAAGGGCTGGGTTGTAGCGGTTTGTGAAAAAGTATTCCAACTCAGGATTAGAAAGCTTGTTAACAGTATTAATTTTTTCATTTGTTTTTTCTTTTACTATGGTTATTGTTTTATCTATATGGTGTACTTCTTTATTAATAGTTATGACTTTTTCTTTGACTGAGTCAATCTTTGTATCAATACTTGTATTTATTGTCTTTGCTGAATCTACTTTTGTTTGAATAGATTCTATCTTATCCTTATAGCTATTAATATCAGTTTTAATTCTACCTGTATTAAGTAAGTTCCATCCTACTAGTATAACTATGATTATTAATAAGATATTTTGCTTATCTTTGAACATCTCTTTCTCCTTTATGTTTATCTAATTTATCTAATATTTGAGTAAGTAATTCATTCTTAACTATACCTACCATTGAAGCATTCTTTAAAACTGAGATTAGTTGAAATACTAGGAAAGGTGCCATAATTGTCTCACTTAACCAAGATGTTCCTGTAAATCCTTTCTCAATTGAAAGAATACATGCCAGCATTATTATCCAGAATATAAGAGTTTTTACAACTTTTAATGCTTTAAATGTTTGAAATCCTTCTCTTTTTATTCCAGCCCATACCCCAAAGAATCCATCTGCAAAGATGATTAATCCTACTGCTAGGAATTGTTCTATGTTATCTGCAGTTAAGTTAAAAAAATAAGTACCAATAAAGGCTAGTAATGTTGACATTGATAGTGTAATAATTAGTCCTGTTTTCATGCTAACTTAGTTTACGTCTTTTAAAGAATCTCCACCCATTGTTTGACCTGTTGAACACGAACCTTTCTTGTCACCTCTTTTACAAGCTTTATCTACTTCTAGCCCATCTAACCCTACATCTTTCTTTTTAGCATTTTTGGCTAGATACTTTTTATATTGCTCTTCATCAGTGAATCCTGCAGCTGCCATTGTACGTAAAAAGTCTTCTCTCTTTTTACCAGAAATTTCATCACGGTTTAGTTGAACTATCTTTTGTATCTCAGCTCTTTTTTGTTGAGGAGTTAAAGTCTGTACCTTTTGAATTGAATCAATTTTAGCTTTATATTCTGGTTTGATCTGTCCCCATGACAGTCCCGCTGCCATAAGCAATCCTGCTAATAATCCTTTACCTAATAAACCTTCATCAATATCTTCTGCTAGAAGCTTTGAATTGGTTGTTAGTTTATTTTCAATTAGAAAGTTCTTTAGGTCAAAGTTCTCCATAACAAATTTATTTTACGTATTCGTAATATTTTTTAGTTTTTTCGTTTCTGTCAGCCAAACCATGAGTACCGCCATTAATTCTTTTTGTTAATTCCAAAATAGCTGCATCATTAATTCCTTTATCACAAATTGGCCATAATTTGTTTTTATCAAAGAAGAACATTGCTGATTCAAAAGAGTATACTGTTGCTACTAGATCTGGGTTAGTCATGATCTCTGGCTTTTGTAGGTACTGAGCAAAGGCTGTATAATTATCTTTACCTGTTAATTGAAGAGCTCCTCTTCCTCTGAATTTGAATCCATCTCCAGATTTTTCATCTCCATTACCCATTCTTGAACCGTAAACTCTATTTGCAATCTTTTCAGGATTTCTAGCATAAGATTCTTCTAAGTTACCTGGGAAGTACTTTCCAAAGATCTTTTGAAGACCATCTGCTGAATAGTTAAGATTTTCTGAAAATAGTTTGAAACCTCCTGTTTCGTGTGCTGTTTGAGCAAAGAAGTGTGCTGCTCTTACTGGAGTTAGTTTGTAAAACTCCATTGCTTTTTTCATAGTGCCAGGACCAAAAACACCATCAGGTGTTGTTCCTATCTTTTCTTGTAAACTCTTTAAACTCATTATTTAATTTTTATTTATTAGTATTACTTTCCTGTGTGGCATATTTAATACCCATAATTGTACCTACTATTGAAAATGCATTAGTTAATAAAACACTAAACATGTTTGACCAAGTTGATCCAATTATTTGTGTTTCTTTATTTGTTACAATGGCTGCCCAATATAATAGAGTTGTTACAATTCCTACTCCTATTATAACTGCTAAAGCACATTTAACAATTACTTTTATTAACTCGCTTTGACCTTTTTTTATTATTACGTCTAAATCATTCAAAGCAGCATCTTTTTCTTTCTCTATTGAATCTTTAAGTTTTTGAGAGTTTTCTAACTCAACTGTTAAATTCTTTGAAAGTTCATCTATCTTCTTCTTATCATTTACAGCTTCAGTAACATCAGTTGCAATTTTAACTACATCTGTTATGTTCCCTTTACTATCAAATACAGGATTATATGATGCTTGTAAATAAATAGTAGATCCATCTACTTTCCTTCTTTCAAATATTCCATCAAAAAACCTACCCTTCCTTAGATTTTCCCAAAACTTTATGTACTCATCTGATTTTGAATACTCATAGCTTACAAACATACTATGATGCTTTCCAATGATTTTATCTTTTTCATTGGACTTATATCCCATAGTTTGTAAAAATATAGAATTTGCATCCGTTATAATTCCATCAGTATTAAAACTAATAAGAGCTGTACTTCTATTAATTGCATCAACTTGCTTTTTACTATTAATAATTGATGTGACGTCAGTAGCAATTTTCATTATCTTAGTAATCTTGCCACTATCATCAAAAATAGGATTGTAAGTTGCTTGAAGATTAATAAGGCTTTTGTCTTTTCTTCTTCTTTCAAATTCTCCCTGGTAGTACTTTCCGCTTCTTAGGATGTCCCAAAATTTTTCATATTCAGGTGACTTTGCATATTCTTCACATACAAAAGTACTATGGTGCTTACCAATAAGTTCCTCATGGTTACCTGCACCATAACCCATTGCTTCTAAGAAAATATCATTAACCCCTAAGATATTACCCTTAAGATCAAAGTATATAATAGCATTGCTCCTATTAATCGCTTCAAGCCTACTTAGTAACTCTTCTTTCGATAAGTTCTTCATGCTATTCTTTACCAGAGTTATTCCCTCCTCTAAAACCAGCAAACTTTTCAATTACGTCAGGAAGAAAACTACCTAAAGTTATATACATAAATGCATCGAAGATGTATTCATTTAACTCAAGGGCCTTACCCATATAACCTGTAACTAGATCAACAACAATTGCTCCGACCATTACTGCGAACGATAAAAAACCAATGATAACTTTCTCGTTGTAATCATTTGATTTTTTGAAAATACTAAAAAATCCCATATGTAAATATTTAATTAAGTTGGACATTAATAAATAGCCAAAAAAAAAGGAGACTAAATAATAGTCTCCCTAACGTAATTCAAGTGTCCAGCTTAATTACCATTTACTAGTGTGTAGATTTACACTTACTTAGTTTCTTCTTCCTTACCTAAGTCTTTTAATTCTTTTGGTAAGAATTCCACGTTAACATGGCCGCAGGCCTTGCACGTAAATACCGGAATCGGCATGTAGGATGTTTGACCGGTACCTGTAAGAAGGCCCGATGCCTTTCTAATAATCAACCCTTGATCGAAAATGTTATGATTACATTTCTCACATTCCACAGGCTGGGTTTGTCCTATGGACAAATTAATTTGAGTATTTTGCATTTATATTTCTCTCTATTTGTTACACAATTCATCTACCTTTATCACATCAGCCGCAATTTGAAAGACAGTGGCCGGAGTTAGATGCGGTCCTTGCCTGGAGATCTTCATCACCTGGCGTAGTAAATCCTTTCTCAGTTTTGCCCTCTTGGATGCTTGTAGGATCTCAACTATACTCTCAATACTTTTTTGGTGTTCTGATTGAAGAGACGAAGTCTCTTCTTCAATTAACTCATGATACTTGGTAATTGAATCTGACATTATTTTTTAGCTTTTGGGTGATATTTTCTTTTTTTCTTTGGCTTATCGATTGGAAACTCTGATTTATCTTTCTTAACCTCTACTACTGCCTCTGCATTGATGGTTGCCTGTGGTGGAAGTACTTTAGCTGTCTCTACTACTTTGGCTATGAATTCCGGCTCGGTTACTTCTAGTTCTTTTGCTACTTCTGGTTTTGCTTTTTCTACTACTACCGGTCTTAGGTCTTTGTTGTAAAGCTCCTCGGCTAGTTTAATGTTCTCCAATTCCTCTTTTGTGTAGGCTGGTTTGATGTATGGTTCTTGTTCTTCTGTGTTTTTTCCGGCTTGGAATAAGTAGCCTAATACACCTGCAATTGATACTATGAATAGTAATAGCCCTAATATTTGTAATGCTGTCATGTTTATATATTTTTAAATTTGCGCGAGGCACCTTCGGTGAGAGGGATTTGCGCCCCTCCCCCCTGCCGGTCCTTACTTAGTTTTACTTTCTTCTGTTGAAGCTTTTCTGTACTCTGTTATTAATTTCTTAACTTCTCCAATTGCTTTTCTAGCATTGGCTTGTGACTTTTTAGTTGTTCCGTTGTGCTGTGCAACGAATTCTTGATACAACCCGTCAATCTTTTCGAATAACTCTTGTTTGTTCATCTTTTTTGTTTTATAGTTAATGTTACATGAACATGCTAGGATCTACTCCTGCATTTTGTTCATCTTTCTTTTTTACGTTTGTGATTACACATTCTGTGATAAGCATTGTTCCTGCTACTGAAGCTGCATTCTCTAAAGCCAGTCTTGTTACTTTAGTTGGATCAATGATTCCTTTCTCCATCATATCAACATACTCTCCTGTTCTTGGATTGAATCCTTGCCATTTATCCTGTGCAAGTAAAGTTAATTCTCTATCTTCAATCTTCTCTTGAGTTTCTCCTGCATTTAAAAGTATTTGTTCAAATGGCTTTCTGATTGCTCTGATTACAATATCAATACCTTTCTCTTGATCCGGATGTGAGGTTAGATCTCCTTCTAAAGTATTTAATAAGTAATCTGCTGCATTTAGTAATGCTACTCCACCACCTGGTAAGATACCTTCTTGAAGTGCTGCTTTAGTTGCATGAAGTGCATCATCAACCCTGTCTTTCTTCTCTTTCATTTCAACCTCAGTATGACCTCCTACATGGATGATTGCTACTCCTCCAATGATTTTTGCTAATCTATCTTGTAAGATTTCTTTTTCGTAAGGTGAAACTGTATTATCGATTTGAGCTTTAATGTCTTCAATACGAGAAGTAATTGCTTCTTCTCCTCCTTTACCGTCGATGATTGTTGTATCATCTTTTCCTACAACAACTTTTCTAGCTTTTCCAAACCAGGTTGTATCGAAATGATCTAATCTCATTCCTTTCTCAGGTGAAACTACCTTACCTCCAGTTAGAGTTGCAATATCTTCAAGTATTGCTTTCTTTCTATCTCCAAATTCAGGAGCTTTAACTGCTACTACATTTAAGATACCTCTCATCTTATTTACTACTAATGTAGATAGAACCTCTGCATCTATATCCTCTGCAATGATAAGTAATGATTTACTTTGCTGTGATACTGATTCTAGTAATGGAAGTAATTCTTTTAAGTTAGTTAATCTCTTATCTGTAATAAGAATTAATGGATCATTCAATACTGCTGTCATTGTAGCATTATCTGTAGTAAAATAGGGAGACTTCATTCCTCTATTGAACTGCATACCTTCTACTGTTTCTAAGTACGTTTCTCCTGTTTTGGACTCTTCAATAGTAATTAATCCATCTCTACCTACTTTATCCATTGCTGTTGCAATTAAGTTACCTACCTCTGTATCATTGTTACCTGAGATAGTTGCAACATGTTTAAGTTGATCTTCTTCTGTGATTTCTTTTGAATAATCATTTTGAAGATACTTTACAACTTCTTTTACTGCAATGTCGATTCCTCTCTTTACTTCAACTGCATTGGAGTTCTCCAACTCCTCAATACCTTGTTTGTAAATTTCTCTTGCAAGTAATGTTGCTGTAGTAGTTCCATCTCCAGCCAATGTTGCTGATTTGATTGCTACTTGCTTTACTGCTTGTGCTCCAGTATTTTCTGTTGGATCTTCTAATTCAACTTCTTTTGCTACTGTTACACCATCCTTTGTTGAGGTTGGATTACCTCCTACATGACTAATGAATACATTTCTTCCTGACGGACCTAATGTACATACAACTGCATCAGCCAATTGATCTACCCCTGAAAGGAGCTTTTGTCTTGCATCTTTTCCGAAACTAATGTTCTTTTCCATAATTAATTTTGTGATTCTACAACTGTTGCTAAAATTTCTCTGTCTGGTGTGATGAAGTATTCTTGTCCTTCAAAATCAATTCTTAATGAACCGATCTTAGGAACCAATACAATATCTCCTACTTTAGCTTTTACTTCAATCCATGAACCGAATTCTGATTGTCGGCCTGGACCTACTGCAATAACTTCTGCCATCTCTGGCTTTTCTTTCCCCATGTCCGGAATAATGATTGATCCGTACATTTCTTCTCCCGAAGTGATAGGTTTTAAGATAACTCTATCGTTGTTAGCTTGTAACTCTTTTGACATAAACTTAATTTAATTAATAACTTGTTTTTATAATATACGAAACTTTTTTCGTAATATGCAACTATACTACTTATATGCTACAATTGATCCTGTTCCTACTAAGGTACTAAATGTTACTTGCATATTTGTTCCTGCTGCTATAGTCATTTTTGGTGTTAATGTTGTTAACCCGCTTCCTGAAACTAATCCCCAGGCTACTGCATCTACGACTGTAGCTTGTGTAGCTATAAATCCTCCGAAACCTCCTTCGGCACTAAAGTTAAAACTTCCTGAAAAAAATGCTGCTGATGTTGCCATTACTGTGTTTTTAAATAATTATACTAATAAATAGTAGTAAAAAACTTCTAATGACCGTCTCTCCAGTTTAATGCTATCTCCGGTGGTGCTTTTAATGTAACTCCTTCAAGCTTAGTTGTACTCTCCATTATCTCTTGAATGATTGGAGCTAGTTCGTATGCTTGATCTTCAGGTACATTTATTATTAACTGGTCATGAACTTGTGCTTGTACTCTACCATCTACTCCTAACTCTTTTAACTTTCTATTAATTTGGATTGCTGCTCTATTTACAACCGCAGCTGCTAGAGATTGTAACTGGTAGTTTAGGCAGTTATTTAATCCATTTCGATAATCTCTATACAATTGCATTACTGCATCCTTTCCATATCTTTCCTCTAATTCTTTTCTGAATCTCCAGTCCATTACTTGATCTCCATACTTCTGAAAGATTTGTTTCACTTTAGGTAAGTGTCTGATTCGACCTACTTTGTTTGAAATAAATCCATGAGTCTTAACTTGATTTCTAGAATTAACTCTCCATTCTTTTAATTGAGGAAATCCATTTAAGTAACCATCAACAAGCTTCTCAGCTTCTTTTTGACTTATGTCTAAAGTCTTTCCTAAAGCATATGCTTCCATTCCGTAGGCAATTCCTAATGAATAAGATTTAGCTTGATTTCTCTTAACTGGATTTACTTTTTTAAGGTAGTTATCTGCTTTTTTATCCGGAGAAACTCCTTCTAGCTTTTCTGTTTGAATAGCAACTGTAGAATAAAAATCCCATCCATTGTTAAAGATTTCCTGTAATCTAATATCTCCTGATACAGAAGCAAAGCAGTGAGGTTCTAGAGATTCGTAATCGGCATCAATAATCTTTCTTCCTGGACCTGAGGTAAGGAATGCTCTAACCATATTTGTATAGTGGACAATAATTGGTGCATCTTCTCCATCTTCCTTTGGTTTAGGTAATTGCTGAGCATCTGAACCATATCTTCCCGATACTGTACCGTTCTGCTTGAAATAGAAGTAGTATTTACCGTCCTCTTGATTGTCTAAGAACCTATCTATATAAGTTGACTTAATCTTCAAAAGCTTGTTGTAGATACGAAGATTCTCAGCCCATTCATAAGTCTTAGCCAGTTCCTCTAACATATCCATATCAAACTGATCTTGACCTTTCTTAGTTTGTGTAAGAGGTTTGATTCCCATATACTTGAAAGCAATCTCTCCTAAGTGCTTCTTAGATTGGATATTCAAATACTGTCCTTCATTCTCTTCCTTCCACATTGACATAGATATTCTAACTACTTCCATTTCGTCTAGTAGTTTTAGATCTCCAGTTAATAGGAATTGTTTTACGTTACTTTCTTCTAGTTCTTCAATAGCTTTTTTAGTTAATGAATATTTTCCACTAGCGCTTCTTGGAAGAGGAAGAGCATATAATGTAACTAAGTTCTGTGCCCAAGTTCCTTTATGAGAAGGTCTATACGTATGGAGAGCAGTATCAACAATCCATTCTTTTGCTTCTGGAATTGCTAAGATACTTTTAATTACTATATTTTTATTCTCCTCTAAGTCTCTTGTAATTTCATCTCTAGTTTTTTCTAGAAGAGGAATATCTAAATCAACTCCTAATTCTTCCATAGGAACAGTTACCTCTTTGTAAAGTGGCATTACTTCCTCTTCAAAGAAGAATTGTTCTAGATTCTCTTGCTTTAATACTTCTAGAAAGTGGTAACAGATTCTTAAAGTTAAATCCGTATCGGCAGCAGCATACTTAGATAGAATATGTAAATCTGCTTTGTAGATCTCAAAACATTCTTTAGTAGTTTGACCACCATTCTTCTTAATTGATTCCTTTAGTTCAAGCTGTTCTTGATTGGCTGCTTTTTCTACATCTAATCCAATATGTTCCTGGATAGAAACTGCTAGAGGTTTTAATCCAAATACTCCCATACCAGCACCTTCTTCTTGTACTGTATGAACAAGGAGCGCTGTATCTACCCAAAGATCTTCTAATAGATCTATTCCATAATAGTTCTTAGTAATTCTCGTATCGAAGGAAGCATTATGCATTATAAGCCTCTTACCTTTCAACATACCAATAAGTTTTTTACTTATTGCTTCAGCTCCTTTACCTCCGATTAAACATTCCTCTAATTGTTCTGTTTGTGTATTCCAAACAAGGGTAGGCATGTAAAATCCTATACCTATATCTCCGGAAATAGACCAACCAACAATTTTATCTTTCCTTACATTCAATCCAGTTGTCTCGGTATCGTATGAAATCTCTTCCGATTGATTGATATGTTCGATAAGAAGGTTGACCATTTCAATACTGTCAACATGGTAATACTTTTTTTCTATTTGCATAACTTATTTTATATCTTATAAATATAAGAAAAGAGCTACAGTTAAGCAACTCTTTTTCTGTTTTTTATTACAATTAAGGATTATTGACGTAATGTTTTTTCCATTCTGTAATGTACATCTGAGAAGAAAACTGGTATTAATTCTTCATGCGAGGCTCTAATTGGATTAATATCTAAGCCTCCTCTTCTTGTATATAAACAAGCTACCATTAATTCTTCCGGATTATAAGCTTCTTTTAAGTGCATGTAAATCATTTCACAAATTTCTTCATGGAAGTGAGATACTTGTCTATGACTTACAATGTATCTTGCTATTGATTCTAAGTTAGGAATCTTTCCTGCTGATGGTTTAATATGTACAAATACATCTCCCCAGTCCGGTTGATTTGTAACTCTACAATTTGATCTTAAAAGGTTTGATTGGAATTTAATATCAAACTGTACATCCTGATCTGTTTCTTCTGTCTCTAATTGAGATGCATCTGAATGATATGATGTAAATTCTATCTTATCTAGATCAACTAATTCACCTAATTCTTTATATCCTTTGAAAGAGAATAGTAATCCAAAATCTGAGGTAAACATATTTACTTCTACCTTTGTCTGTAATTTTTCAGATAAGTCTGTTCTTACTTTATCTTCTAACATTTTAATACATTCAGCTGCTGTATCTCCCATTGGAGTCATATTGAATGAATTCAAATATAGTTTAATCGATTTTGATTCTACGTGAAGTTTTGAATCAGCAGGGTAATATATTTTTAACATACCTGCTACCGGAAGTCCTTTATTTGTGATTGCTGATACTTCGTATGCATTCCAAACATCTCCTCCTACGAAAGGAAGATTGTTGTCATCAATTCCATATGCTTCTCTGTTTAAGTAACGAGGAATTTCTACTAATAGTTCCGGATCATAAGTATCCTTATACCCTTCTCCTCCTACTTTACCAAGGTGTCGATTTGCAATTTTTACTACTTCTTCTTGATTTAATTCTTGTGTCATGTTATTTTATGTAATTTAATATTTGTTCAACTCTTTGCTTTGGACTTCCTGATACTGTTAAGTAATCTATCCCTAGTAGATCTTTTTGATTATTTAATGCTGTTTTAAATAACTCATCAACTTTTTCTCTCCACTCTTCATTTACACTTCTTACTCCATCATCTACTGATGCAAATTCAATAGGGAAATAAATATAGTGAGTATATTTTCCTCTAACTCTAGTATATGTATCGTAGATATAGTCAAATACATTAGTTGATATATTCGGCATAAGGTGTGAATATACTACCAAATCTAAATAACATCTATCTAAGATTACATCTTTAGTAGCCAATAATGCTTCTAAGTGAAAAGAAGAAATAGCAAGCTGTGTTTCAGAAGTACCTGCTTCATTAATAGGAAATCCATAACTACCAACCGTTCTTGTTGATTCGTTCTTAAAATCGAACTCAGGTAATTCTTTCTTTAATAATTCGTACACAGTAGTCTTTCCTACTGATGATGCTCCAACTAATGCTACTCTTTTCATAACTTATTTTTTAGAAATTCTACCCAAAGACTTATTGATATACTATGTAAGATATGAAATAATTCTCCTATTTCCAACCCTTTTATCGTAATTTGTCTCTGTAGTAATATAGCTCCTTCATCTACTCCTTCAGTTACTTTATGAATAACACATCCGGAATGTTCTAATCCTAAGTCAAAAGCTTTCTGCTGAGGATCTTTTCCTTTTAGTTCAGGATATTCAGTTATAAGTCCAGGATGTCCGTTATAGATTTCAAATCGATTACAGATATCCGGAGGCATGATTCTTAACCATCCATGGAGAGTTATAATTGGATCATCATATTGAGCTAATAAAGGAAATAATTCTTCTTCTGAAGGTTTATTATCTACGAAGATTAAATGCTTATTCTCTAAAGTCGGATGAATCTTTCTTAAGTGTTCTGGTCTCTCGTTTGTAATTATAAGGTCAGGCCATCTTCCTAGTAGCTTTGATACTTCTACTATCTCTGATCCTGTTTGTGAAAATAGGGCAATCCAAGGTCTATTCATCTGATCTTTCTAATATTTCTGATTCTCCTACTAAGTAGAATTGTGCTCCTGACCGTAGGCTATAAAGCACTTCTTCCTCTAGGCTACTGTTTACTACTCCAAATACCTCAACTTCTAGTATTTCGTTATCACGATTGATATCAACTTTTTCTCCTACTTTATACTTTGCTTCCATTTGTAAACCATCTGAATTTATTAATATTGTATAAGATTGTATTTGTATCTTTTACCTTATGATTGATTAATTCAAATAGCTTTTGAGATTCTTTTGACCATAGTCCATCTTCTCTGTATTCAATTCCTTTTATTCCATGAACAACTGGATTGGAAGTATCTAGAGAATAAATCCATTTATAATCCGAATAGAAAGAAAATTCTTGAGGTAATCCACATCCTAGTAAGTGGTGCTTTTTATTCTCATTTATTACTCCATCCCTTAATAAATCCCCTAGTAACTTAACTCTTCCCATCATCCAGGATACATATTTATTTGGATGAGGAACTGATTCAACATAATAAGAATAGTCAAAGGAAATTGCAATCATATCTACGTTTGCAGTCTTATCCATATACTCATAGCAAGTTTTAATTTGACTATAAGTTTTTCCTTGAACTACTCCTATTTTCTTGCCTGGCAGGTCTTTGTATTTCATATTCCATGCAGCCATCTGACTACAGGTTTTCTTTGCATCTTCTAGAGCATCTGGAACTATATACCAATCCGGTTTTAATTCTAATACCCAACCTGCAAACTTCTCTGCATCAAAAGCTTCTTCTAACTCAAAGATAGAATTATCTAATATTATCTCTCTCCCATTTTCTTTAGCTTGTTTAAATAAAGCTAAGTATTCAGGATCTTCTTCAAAGAGATGAACTAATGCATAATCGTAATCAGTTACTGCTTGTATCTGATTAAATATTGATTTGGGACTTTCGTGAGCTATTTTAATCATTCTCTGTATCTTCTTGTATTTCGTTCATACTTGTTCCTAGTTCTGCCAAGCTACTTTCTATCATATTAGTTACATCTGCTAGTTGCTGATCTATTGATAGATTTAATGCAGCATAAGCTTGTTCTAATGAAACAACATATGTATTTGTTTTTTCGTCAAGTACCTTATGTGCTTCTAAATGGTCGATCGCTGCTTGCATTATTCTCCTGTTATTTGTTTTAGGTACGACTTCTGGATTTCTTTACCAGTAAAGAATTGTTTTAAGTTTGGTTTAAAGTAATTAACATTCTTCATTACTTTTCTATCTCTTGTTCGATATACGATGAAATAGTCTCCAACTTTTTCGTAATGACATTCTTCACCTTGCTCACTCGATCTTTGAATGACAGTTGCTTTAGCTTCGTCTTCAGTTTGGCAAGCTTTTGATAGATTTGAAGCTTGTACTTCTTGATATGCCGGCCATATCTTATCCTTAAGGCCATGTAACATAGTACCGTTCCCAGTGGCAACATAAGTAATATCACACAAAGCATCCAGAACCTCAACGATGTCTCCTTTCTCGCAAGCCTCTTTATATTCTTCAAGTTCCTCAAGGATGAA